TGCTCCTCGGGAATCTCCTGCCCCTCGAAGAACGCCTGAGTGTGCGCCTCCGGGTGCCCGACTGGTACGAGTTCCTGCCCGTTGCGCGACCAGAAAAGCATCTCCGGCGCTTTCATCCCGTGTACCCTGCTTCGATGATCGCCAGCACGAGGTCGAGCTTGTCCTCGGGGATATCCTCGATTGGAAGACCATCAGCGATCTTCGCCAGGTCCTCGACGCTCATCGCAAGGAGTTTCTCCTCAAGCGGCGTCTCCTCCTGCGGTGGCCCCTGCTCCTGTTGCGCTGCTCCGGGGCGTGCGCAGATTCCCCGTTCGAGCCAGAGCGGATAGACATCCTCTCCGATCTCGAATGTCTCGCCCGCGAGATGGTTGATGCTGTTGTAGCGCGCGTCTACCAACAGCGTGATTGAAATCTGTTTCACCATCGTTTCACCTCTCTCTGATAGGAGCCGGCGCTCCCAACGGAACGCCGGCCCCGTTTCTTCTTCCGCTCAGCCTACAGCCACGTCAGCTGTTCGGCCTGCTGGGGTTGCGCACTGAACCGCCCGATGCGTGCCAGAGTCACGTCGCAGATCACCGTGGCCGATGCCGTGGTGACCCTTGCTGCGATCCAGGTGAATCCGCCGGCCAGGTTCATTGCTGCTTTGTCCACTTCGACCAGCAGCGAGCCGCCGATGAATGACTTCACGTTCGTGCCGTCGTCGGGGGTCGATGAGAGGCCAAAGCAAAGGTTGTCGTCCTGTGCGGTGACAGTGAGGTTGACAGTGGACGCCGTCGCCACCACAACCAGCTTCGCGGTGAGCGGGTCAAGCACCCCATAGACCGGGTCATTGATCAGCGCAGCCAAGTTTGCGATTGCCGCTGTGTCGTTCGCGCCGAGGCCGACCGTGCGCGTCGCGGGAACGTTCGAGCCGGCGGCGTAGGTGAAGTTATACGTGGCCACCAGCGTCATGGTCCCGGGCGTGGCCGCTGTCGGGGCGCTCAGCCGGTAGAGTTTGACGGTGATGATCGTGCCCGTGAGCAACGTCGATGCCACCATCTTCATCTGCTGGCCGCCCACGAGCAGCGCGTTCACTGCCGCCGCAGAGGTGATGACCGCCGCCGATCCTCCCGCCTGGTTCAACGCCTGCATGATCTGCAGGGTGATCGTCCCTCCCGCTACCATCGCAGCGTGTTTCAGGTGAAATGCCGCCTTGCGCCAGTTCGCCATGTTGAAGTACTGCCCCGTGGCGACCCCCGAGGCGATCGATATGGGGCCGAGGCCCACATCGAATTTGATCTCGTCCATAACTCTCTGTTTCATGATGCTTCGGCCCTCCTATGGCCTTGAATTCCTGTTCGAGCATCTCGCTCAAGATTCGCTTTGGCCCATCTTTTCAGATTGGCTTCAGAAATCTTTTGCCTTACATCGATCGGATGCGTGCGACGTTTCCCCGCTTCCGCCAGTTTCCTCCGATGTTCAGCGGAAAAGATTCTCCCTTTCCCAGCATCCGACATTCTCTTGCGCGTCTCAGCCGAACGGAGAGGGCATTCATGGCCCATCAATGAATCTGATATTTTCTTTCGATGTTCGGCTGAAAGATGTTTCCCAAAAAAAGGATTCCCTTTCCCTTTAAATGCCTCAGAGATTTTTCGCCGCGCTTCAAGGGATCGGGGCTTCCCATATGCGTGGTTTTTTTCTCCGATCTGCGCTTCCGAAATCATGCTTTTCGTCTTTTCGGAATGTTTCTTGCCGGCAAATGTCAGACCCGCAGGTCTTTTCCCCTTACGCAAATCAGACATTTTCTTGCGGGTAATGTCGGATGCGTGTTTGTTCTCATGGCCGCCACTATCAAAGTTGTAGCCATTAGGCGCCATGGAGCCGAACAGGGAAATCAGACTGCACTCAAGATTGTCAAGAAGTTCCTCCGGTGCCTCATTGATTGAGACATCAAAGTTTTCCAGACCATGCTTTAGAACCGCCCTCCCGATTATGCTGGGCTTCTTGTTGTGAATATGATGCCACAGCCTTTGCTCGAAAGGTTTCATGGTCTGCCCGACATAGACCTTTCCGTTAAGTCTATTCTTGAGCACGTACACGATTCCCTGTCCGCTCATTCCGCCGCTCCCTTTACTGCAAGATCACATAGGGAGATGCGATGCTCACGCCATCGTCCATGAGCAATGGAGTCTTGCACCACGGCTGGCCATCGAGGAAGAAGGTCATCTTGATCACGGTCTGATCACTCGTGAAAAGTACGTGTTCACTTGCTTGAATGTACGGACCCGAGCCATCCTTAATAAAATAAAAGCTCGGATCGATGAGCATGAGGTCGCCCACCTGGCCCAGGATCGGCTGCTTGAAGTCGAAGATGATCGGCAGTCCCGCGAGCGTTCCGGGCAGGTTCCCCTGGATTCCGCCGTATGCCGCCGGGATCCACATCGCGTTGTTGTTGGCGTCCGCGAGGGTCACGATCTGCGGGAGCGCGCTCTTGCTGGCGACCCAGATCGGATTCGGCCCGATCTGCTTCGAGAGCATGTTCGCGATGTCCGCAAAGTGAATCGTCGCGGCCGTTGCACGCGGCACGCGCGTTGCACCCGGAGCGTTCAGCACGCCCAACGGATAGCCAAGCCCCGCGCCCTGCAGGAACTGGAAGTCCTCGAATCCCGCCTTGGCGTTGCGGAAGAGTTGCTCGATGAAGGCGCTCATCGCCGTCGCGTTTCGCAGGAGCGAGTTGCCGACGACCACGTTTCCGCTGAGCCGCTGCGGTTCGAGCACCACGAGGTCGAGTTTCGGATCCACCGTGATGCCTGCGGTCCCTTCGTTCGCCGCGGTGAAGGTAACGCCGCCGTAGACTCCTGACGCGCCCTGGCGCAGCGCAGGGAGGTCCAACTTGGCATCGGGAGGCGTGCCCGGAGGCAGCACCCGAGCGCGCGGCCGCATGATCGCCTCGGGCGGGGTGACCATCATGATGTTGGTCGCCCACTGGTCAGGCACGGCAAAACCGCCGGCCTCACCGACGTCGATGCCCATCGCCTTGAGTTGGGCGTTGTCTTTCTCCTTGATCATGACCAGGACGTCGCCGAGGGACTTGCCCCGGTAGAGCTTCGTGATCTGGCCGTTCTTCTGCTTGACCTCGGTCCAGTCCTTGACATCGGTTTCCTGGCCGGGCAGCTTGTCGTCGGGCATCTGGATCCCCTCGCGCTTTGCCTGAGCGCGCGCCTCCGCCTCGAGCTTCACGAGACCGACGAGTTCTGCGGCGAGCGCCTCGAGTTCGAGATTCTTCTTGGTAATCTCGTTTCTCTTGGCGGCATCGTCGCCCTGCAGGAGAGTGATCTTGCTCGTGTCCAGGTCCTCCCCCGCCTCTTTGAAAATCGCGGTGAGTACGCCCTTCTTGGCCTCGTACTCTTTCCGCTTCTCAATCAATTTGCTTCCCATGTTTTCACTCCATGTTCGAAAGCGTTTTTTGGAAGCGCAGATATTCGCGTTGAACCCGATCGTGCTTTGCAGCGACCTCCCTGAACTCGCGGAGGAGGTTTTCGAGGGTGCCCATCGCAATCTGTACCCGCTTCATTGTGGGCTGAGACACGAGACGACCTTGCGCGTCCCGTAGTTCTGCCAGCCCTTTGATCCGCTCGATCAATCCCTCTCCGTCAACGACGAAGATCTCGAGATGATCGGCGAGCGGAAGCGATTTGACTTCCGCGTCCTCAGATCGCAACTCGGGCGGCTCTGCCCCGGCGTCTTTGAGATGCGCCGCGAGATGAGCATGGACGCCCTTGCGATCCGCGTCCGGTATATCCGCACCACCGCGCCCGCCGTTGAGGATTCCGATGCCGTTGGAACACGCTCGCGTGCTTGCGGCCCCGACATCCCCGTCGGAGGATACGAAGTGGTGAATGAACTTGTACGATCCTTTGAGGGTGAGATCAGCGCCGCTCTCAAACCACGCATGCGCACTTTTGTAATACGAGGCGCTCGCGTCCATCTTGAGGTTCTTCTTTGCGGCGCCAGCGTCCCACGCGCCCGTGTCAGTCTTTGTGTGATGTACCCCCACCGCCGACTTGACATCCAGAGTGTGAGTGTCGATGCCAGCGCCCATCATGACCGGGGAGACTTCCTTGACCTTGATGCGCTTCAGCACGCGCACCGAGCGGTCGTCGATGGTGCGCATTTCGTAGTCGATCTCTGGAAGCGAATAGCTCCACTCCTGCAGATCGCCGAGCTCCTTGACGACCGTGTAGGTATCCTTGCCACCTTGGGTGTCGAGAAAGAACTTACCTTTCACGATCCCGCCAGTCTCACCGTCAGAGATTGAGCCTTTGCCCACCGGCAGTGCCATACCCATCGACGAGCCGTGCCCGTAGGCAGAGATCACGACGTTCTGCTTTCCGAAGGCGCCGGGGAGAGTGAGATCGCCCTGAAGGTCGATCTTGTTGAAAGGGGCGAAGAGGGCGGAGAACTCGCCGGTATCGCTGAGTTTGAGATCGTGGAGTGTGATGCTCTTGCGTTCGGTTTCCATCTTCACGCTCCTTTCACGAGGCGAGGTTGTCGGGTATCATCAGCGAACCCGGCAGAATCTCGCTCCAACCGATCTCGAAATTGAGTTTCATAACTCCCGCCGCGCCCATCGCTGTCACGACGTCCAACTCAAGCCCCTCGTTCGCCGTTAGATATGCGAAGTACGGCACGAGGTCGTATGGGATTCCGACATCAGGGAGTTGCACGAGCGTCGTCGTCGGCGCCCATATGCCACGGGTCATGAGCGGAAGGGAATCCTTCGCGCCGACCGTGCCCGTGGTGACCGCTCCTGTCGTTGCGATCTGGAACGCGGTAAGTAGTGAGTTGGCATGCGAGGTCTTTCGCTTATTCTGCAGGGCAGCCGGTCGAATGTCGGTTGAACCGGATGGTGAGGTGCTCCATCCTCGGTTGAAAAAAAGTGCCTGGTCAACGATCTGCCCGGCGGTGAAGCCGGTCGTGAGATACCAGTTCCACTTTGCCCACCAGACGATGCAATCGAGCACCGTGGAAGCCCAGCGGAAACAGACCAGCGCGCCCGCCCCGGCGACGGCCGTGACAAGCCCGGTGTAGGACGAGACGCGGAAATCGCCCTGGCTCCGGACGTTCTCGAATCGGTTCTGCGGCCAAAGATACATCATGCCCCCCTTGCTGCGAGCTTGCGCAGACGCCGCCTATCGTGCGGCGTTGAACGGTTCATCGGATTCGACTCTGCGAACTTCAAACGGATTCTGAGCGGGATCTCGACGAAGCGAGATTCGATCTCCTCATCGGTCCAGCCTTCCTTGTGAAGCATCTGGAGTGCAATCTCGCGAGTAGCGAAAACGCGCATGCCGTTACCCTCGCGGATCGCGACGGGCTTGCCCTTGCTTCGGAGTGGCGCTGTGCGACTCATAGGTTCGCGTCGTTGGCTACTTGCACGGAGTAGTCGTGCACCAGCAGCGTGCCCGTGGCCGCTGTCTGCGTGAAGTTGAGGTCGAGCAATCCGTCTTTGGAATTGTCGAATGACGGTTGCAACACGGGCGGCAATGTGTTCCACGGCAGCATTGCGATGATCGATCCCTTCGGCGGCGTTGCCGGTACGCCGAGAATATCCTCACACGCCCAGAAACACATCGACGGCCAAAACGCGCAGCCGAACCCGCCGCCCTGCCGCGCGAGTAATTCGAGATACAGGAACCACGGAGCTTGCGAGTGAGCGACAACGGTGTCGAGCAGGATCGCCTTTGAGTCGAACACGATCGTGCCACCGATTGTTAGATCGAAGCGCGCGGTACCGGGCGTGGTCACCACGCTCGAAATCTCCCCGCTCGCCTTGATGATCAGACGCGTGCCCAACTTGATGAAGTATGCTTTGAGCGTGAACACCTTCTGTGGGTTGAGACACGACGCCCGGGTGCCTGTAGTATTCGGCGGCCCATCTGCGAGCCCATCAGTCTGCGGCGATATTTCCTTCGCATACGGGTTGACGATCATTTTGCTTCTCCTTCAATCGGCTTGAACTCGCCGCACCAGATTTGAGGGTCTGTCGCCGGGAAGTGCGTCATGAGCTGCATCTGAATCGAGTTGGGATTCTTCCTGGGGAGTTGTAGCCTCCCCGGCGTCTCCGCCATCATGGGAACGAGAAATGGCTTCGGGGGGAACCGACGGCAAACGCCGGGCGCGTTCACATTCTCACTCGGCATCCAGAAGCGACACGTTGCACATGATTCCATCACTGACCTCCAATTACGGGTGCGAAGGATCGCGTACCATTCGGGTGCTCGCTTTCCATGAGTATCTCAGCCTCAGAGAGCGAGACTGTCTCACCATTCAAAGCCTCGCACTCCTCATCCGTAGGCCCGAGCTGGGCATCGAACACGAGCACGTCGGTGACATTCTCGCTCTGCGCGTAGGCCGCGAGGCTCGCTGAGTTCTGCGCGTACTTCGTCTCGGTTCGAGCGATCACCATGGCGCGTGTCTCAGCTGATCCCCATGGGCCCGCTGCAATGGAGTCGGCGATCTGCCTTGCGATCTCTGCGGCGCCCGCGCCCGTCTCCCGCGCGGCGGAGATCGTGTCGAACATGGCCTGGCGCGCCTGGTCAGTGAAATCGACCAGGCCCATGCGCTTACCGGCGAGTTGCAGCACCGTCTGCTCCGTCGGGTCGTCCAGCATGACGCCGAGGCCGAGGATTGAATCGAGGTTGCCATACGTGGCCTTAGCGATCGCGAGGTATTTCCCGCCGAAGCTGCTCACAAGGCCCGCGATGTCCCCGGCATCTATGAGCGCTTCTCCCGCGATGATCGCCCAATCGGGCGCATCCTCTTTGAGCATTTCGCGTGGCATGTTTTTCGCGCCATGGCGTTCGGCAGTCTTTTGAAAAGTCTCCGCCACATGTTCGCCATAAACCTTGAACAGTGCAGTGAGCTCCCCGGCCCATACCTTGCGGGTGCGCTTCTCTGCGCGATCCTGAGCGTGGATGAACCGGGAGAGTTTTGCTGTGAGCTTGGCGCTGCCATGTAGGCCGTCTTTGCGCGCCGCTCTGCGCTTCTTGAGGCGCACTTCGTTGCGCTCGGCCAGTGACTTTCCCGCAGGGGACTGCCCTTCGGCGTTGGGGCCCGAGGAGGGCTCCTGCCCGGTCGGTAGACCTCCCTCGGCATTCGGCCCTCCGCTCGGTCCAGGGAGCACGATCTGTGGAGGCGGAGCGGGGGGCGCATTGATCTCCTCGGCCGGCGTCGGGGTCACGATGCTGGGCACGTAGAAGATCTCCTGCGTCGCCTCATCGACCTCATAACCCATCTCCTCGCGGAACTCGCTCAACAGGATGCCGCCGCTCACAAGTTGCTTCACCATGCGGTCGCTGATCCGGTTTTCATCGTCCTGCAATACACGAACGTCGGAGTTGTCAAACTGACAGTGCCAGTTCTCGGGATCCGGCTCGAAGTCGGGCATCATCTGCAGATCGAACTCGTCGCACCATGAGTTCTGCGTAGGGATCACGCAATCCTCGTAGGCCATCGCGCGCAGTTCAACGAGCGTCGCCCCGACCTTCGTCTGCTTCATGCCGGTCCCGAAGCCGACGACCGCAGAGGGGATATTGAGAAGCGCGCAGACTCTCTCTTCAGGGATTCCGCGCAATGCGCCCATGTCGAACTTGGCTTGCTCGAGGCCGAGGAATGAGACATCGGTCGGCGTGGAAAATACCATCGGCTTCCCGAGCCGCACGCCGTTGAACTCCTCTTCGATGTATTTCTTCGTCTCGGTCGGCTTCGAAACTGTAACGCCTTCGAGCGTCTTCGGAGAGATGACCACGCCGAACAGTCCGGCGTTTTTCAACATCATGGCGGTCATGGTCGCGCCCTGAACGTCCGTATAGACTTCGCGCATGAGAATCTTCAACGGTGAGATCCCCTTGCGTGTGAAGTTCGGGTCGATGCCATAGCGCAGATGGATTATGTCGCGCGCATCGATCAACTGCGCCCGCTGTTGATCCGCGGTGACGATGCCCCCGGGGTTGTACATATACTGGTCGATGTATCCGCCCTTGCCGAGCGGAGGAGGAATAGGCTCAATAGTCCATGAGGGAATGAACACCAGGGCATAAGGGGAGTCGAACTTATCGCGCACCTTGCGCAGATATGCGTTGCCGTCCATGAGGTAGTTGATCGACATCGCCATGCGCATCGTGCTGCCCGCGTACCAGGGATTCGGGCGCTTCAAGAGTTTCGCGGCGGAATGCTGAAAATCAATCGAGGGGTCGGCAATGTTCGTCACGCCAACCGGGCTCTCGGCCATACGGCGCGCAACCCACATGACGGGCGCCATGATGACATCGAGGGCAGTCCCGTCTCCTACTGCCTTCTTCATGTCGGAGTAGCCGGCGGGAGTAATCGAGCCTTGCGGCGTCCACGTTGACCAGAATGCTTCGTCGCTCCAGGAGATGCCCGCGGACTTCAAGGCGCGCTGCATGATGCGTCCGACGAAGCCCAGCTTGCGTCTCATCGCACAACTCCCCATTCGATCAGCGGCGAGTGAATGCTTTCCGTCGCATAACGCACCGCGGCGATGCCGTCATTCTTGAAATCAACAAACTCTTCGAGCACGTTGCCGTTCTTGTCCTCGCGGTACTTGAAGATCGGGATCTCCGCGGCGATGCCCGGGCAACGGCTCGCGTGAATGTGCATGCGTTTGTGCTTCATGAAGTCGATCCCGAAGCGCTCGGAATCCTTTCCCTTCTTTGCGGAGATGACACGCCAGCCGTTCTGATTCCACTCCTTGATCCTGGCGGGCTCTGCAGAGTCGCCCGTCGTTGTGCCGCGCTGCACGCGCTCGAGGATCTTGCGCTCTTCGAAGTACTGGCGCGAGTCTTCGATCACCTCGGTGTTCGTGCGCTGCCGCTTGTAGATCTCATCGAAGATATAGAGCTCGCCGTCCCTCATGCCCACGAGTTCGAAGGCGAAGGGGTGATTGAATCCGTAGTCCTGGCCCTGATACACGCCGTCGAAGTCGGAATAGTCGATCGGGAAATCCTCGATCACATAATTCGAGAAAACGACGTTGCCGATGACGCCCCATTCGCCCAGCGCATATATCTGGTAATAGGTGAGGTCCTCATCCTTGAGCGCCTCGAGCTCGGCGCGGTCATCAGGGGCGAGCCAGGCGTTGTCTTTGTATGTGGTCTTGAGTACACTTGCGCGATCGGGGGAAAGCGGGTTGTCGAAGAAGCGCCCCTTGAGCCAGTGCAGCGCCGAGATCGGGTTGAATGTATAGGTGATCTGCTTCGGGACGGCGGCATATCCGCGGAGACGCAGGCGGAGTTGCTGATCGTCGGCAGGGGTGATCTCGCTTGCCTCCTCGATCCAGATGTCTGTAAGTGGCCCATTGGCGAAGGTGATCGACTTTATTTTCTCGGGGTCGTCCAGGCCGCGGAAGACCATCTGGTTCCCGTTGTGCTTGCACATGATGGACAGCGGCTGCGTGGTGACGTGGAAAAGGTCGTGCAGCCCCCAGAGCGTGATCACCTGATTCATCTGCGCGAAGGTAGAGTCGCGATTTGCCTTGTCGATCTTGCGCACTCCCATGACGTTGTGCCCGCGCTCGGTCGCCATGCGATAGGTGAACCGCTGCGCGGCGAATACGGATTTACCGGATCCCGCCCCGCCGTAGAGTACGTTGAAGCGCTTGTGATCCCAGAGGTACGGGTAATAGACCGGGTTGATGACTTCGGGCAGGCGCGAGAAATCAATCGTCACCTGGGGCAGGCTCCTCAGGCTTTGGAGCTGGACGGATCTCGACGATATCGTGATGGACGTCGATCTCGGCTTTATCTTTCCCGAGCAGGCGGGCAAGCAACTCGATAGCACGCATGCGAACACGAACATCAGCGCAACCAAGAACGCCCTCGAGTTCACGGAGAAGCCTGATCTCGCCTTGGTTGGCTGACTCCTGGAGGCGCGGCCAATCGACTTTTTTTTTATGCGCTTCAGCATGCGACTCGCTGACTTGCGTGCATGATCTCCGGCGTTCGGGCTGATGAGCAGATAGGCATCCTGACCGGACGCCCCGCCTATGTAGGCTTCGAAGAATCGAGATTCGCGCGGAGTCAGTTTGCCGAGCTCGCCCAGCTTGCCCAGGGTCCCCTCCAGAAAAGGGTGAATGGGGCGCGCCTGGGAGGATCGCGCCCCGGGCCGTCAGGCCACTTTTCGCCCTTCTACCCTATCCGTTGACGCCGGGAATTGATTTTACGGCAGTTATGTTGACACCGAACGCCTTGTTCGACGATACTCACGGCGATACATCGCAGCAATTGCGCGATGGGCGCACTTATGGACATACTCCAATGTCGGGTGCCCCCGAAGTGCTGCGATCTTCTCCCACGCCTCAATCGCGGCATCCTCTCGGTCCTCGGTGCAGGAGAAATGACGCGCAGCCTGGCCCTTGATATACGTCACGAGCTCAGTGTTCGCCCACAGTCGCACAAGCGTTCGTCGATTCACTTCCCCTCCCGAGTGAGTGAACGGGTATCAGCGAAACGAGATGTTCGCAGGCCCTTGCGGCCCTGGCCTTACATTAGGTCGCCTCGGATGATCAGCCTCGTATTGACGGATTTTGTTAATCGCGTCGATTTGGGCCTTCGCCTCCGCGATGAAGCGCCCATCGCCAAGTAGCCAGAGCATGAGGAACTTCAGCCATGGATAGTGCACCTTCACGGCTTCAATTCTTCGCTCAGAGAAATGGCCGTGGTCGATGATCCTTACTCTCGTCCTTGAAATTGCCATTGGCGCTTCAAGCCTTGCCATCCCTCACACTCCCGCCTCGATCACATCATCCAGGCTCCGGGCCTCGATCACCGTGAAGCCCGCGCGCTCAAGGCTCGCCTTCATCCTCAGCTGGTAGTAGTCCATCTTGTCGGCGCCGACTTTCGCCTCGACCAACAAACACCGCGCAGACTTGAAAGCAATCACATCGGGAAATCCCGCCAGCCCCTCGATGCCTCCCCGCGGGGTCACGCAAACAAACCAACTCCGCAGTTGCAGATACTCACGGATCATCTGGATCAGCGTGGTGTGAGTCAGCGCAGCGGTCGGATCGAAGCGAAGGCGGAAGGAGCGGCGCGCGATCATGTCGCCTCCGGGAAATCGCCACGGGAGTCGGGCGGCGCGAGGCCGTTCGGATTATTCAGGGAAATCATCTTTCACCTCTATAATTCCAAGCATTTTCTTTTCGTCGTCACTTAAGGGTTGGTGATGATCCTGCTTGAATTGCGCAGCCTTAAGCTTAACAGCCGCATCATCCTCTGGAGTGGCGATGTGAAGCGGGGGCGCTTGGTAGTGAGAGCCAGATTGTCTACTTTTGTCGCGCGGCCCGTTTTTTTCTTGGGGTTCGACGAGAGAAGAAGGAGCCCCCTTAAAGGGCTCCTTCTTCGTCTCTCTAGTAAGTAGATCTAATATGGCATGATTTTCCGTAACTGACGCATCCGGTTTTTTAACTGACGCATCACTTTTAATAGTTGACGCAATGCCTGACGCATGCGAATTTGTACGTGACGCATTCCAGCGTTTTATGGCCGCTGATTTGGCAGCTTCTGACCGTGAGGCCCTGACGGTATCCAGGACATTCATGCGCCTACAGAGTGAATCTGACCAGATGAAATTCTCGTCTGAATGTATCAATTCGTAGTCAATTTCAAGCGATTTTGCGAACTCTATTGCCTCGTCCGTAGTGCAAATCCATGCCTTTGCCAGAGCTGAAAAAGAGACAGAAGTATTCGGAAGGCGATAATCTCTCTGCTCCCGGAGCATTTCAACCAATCTCCAGAAGCGGCCGTATCCTTCCATCCCGTGACGCATGAGCATGGCGATCATTTTTGGGTCATTGCTTGCGTTGCTGTCGTGCTTGAAGTAGTAGGCGTCCTTACCCATCTTAGCTATGCCTCGTCGAACCGCAACCGATCCACCTTCGCACTTGATCCGCAGAACGGGCAGGGCAATAGGTCAGTCATGCTTCTCTCCTTCGGGGGCGCTCACGCTCCATCTCGTCTTTGCTACTCCATCCACGGTTCCCGGTTTTCGAGGGCGGGACGGTACATTCCACGGTCGAGAAGGCGCGAGGTTTAATTCCAGTTGCCAGCCCGCGCCGCGCAGGGATGCTCCGCTCTCGCTCTGGAGCGTGTACGTGATGAGCTTTCGGTATCCGATTGCGAAGGCGGCTCGGCGGCAGGCGGCGTACAGGAATGAGACTGTCCCCTTTGGCGCTCCCGGTAGCGTGCATGTCCGCGTAACCTCAGCGGTGAATCCGTCTTGCAATTTCCGCGCCACTGGGCGGCCCACAATCGCCACTCCGATCATTTCCCCGTCCATTTCCGCAGCTATGGCAAACAGTCCAGAAACAGGAGGCCGGTTGTGCCGATGATGAAAGCGAACCACTTCGCGAGCACGCGAGATAGTGCAGGGAATAACTTTCATTGCCCCCTCCCCGATCCCGATGAACTTGCGGCCAAGGCGAGCGCAGGCAACGCCGGTTGTTCCCGAGCCCATGAAGGGGTCAAGGATGGTTTCTCCCGGCGTCCTTCACGACTCCGGTACCCTTGCACTTCGTACATGTCGCATATCCATGGTCTCGCAGGTGGCCAATCCCATCGCACTTAGGACACCGCCGCACTGCCTCGGGTGGGGAGGGAGCGTTCATGCGCCGTTTGGTTTCCTCTGCTGCGGCGTCTCCCTCGGGTCCGCTGAAACGTCGTGCAATTTCATTGTGTATGCCAACCCTCGCCGCTTCCTCGCGGGCAGGGGGAGTGAGGGGTGTGAGCGTACCAAGTGCGGATTTCGCTATCACTATAGCTTCACCGAGATCCGTCGATTGTCGCGTTGTTTCCGTGACAAGGCCGGGCCACCACTCATCAATTCGGTAAACGAGATTGGAAAGAGCCTCCCGCAACCCCGCAGGCCGCCCGGGGGCGGGGCGGGTGGCCTTGTACTCTTGCAACCGCAGTCTCACCGTAGTGGTCGCCTTATCATCGGAGCAATCCTTGCAGAGAGCCCACGTCGTTAATGTTTCTCCACAGCGCTTGCACCGCACCAGCCCCTCCTGCATCCCCGCCTTGGCGTAGTCCGCGAGGAGGGCTTCTACTTCACGGATTGGTTTGCCCCAGAATAAAAACCATGGATCGTTAATCCATCCATTCTTTACCGCCTCAAGGCGCGCCACCAGGTCAGTCATGGAGTCCTCCGCTTAACAGTGAACGTTAGGATATAGCCGTGATCCTTTAGAAATCGAACGATGCGGTTCCACATCTTCGAAGATAGAAATACTTCCTCGCCTATCTTTACAATTTCAAATGTTACCTGTTTGGTCTGTTTCACGGTTTCCTCCTCATTCCGGCTTCCCCGATATCACGGCCTTCGTCCGCGAGTCATTGTAGCGATTGAATGCAATGCGCTCCTGCGCCGTCCGCCTTAGCGCCGTGTTCTCTTTTTTCGCCGCGGCTGCTTCCTCTCTGGCTTCGTCGCGCTCGCGGTAGAGTTCGTTGATCTTCTGCTGGGCCTCTGCAGGGATTTCTCTGGCGCGTCGCGCCCGGGCTTTCTTCGTGTTTTCCACGGCTCGCAAGATGAATGCGAAGCCGAACATGATGAGCACGGCGTAGGTGAAAAGGAATAGCGCGATGCGCAGCCACCCGGCCCAGGTGAGAATTACGATTCCAATCGGCGTGAGATAGAACATGATATCCCCCCCTATGAGCCGAAAGGCTCATGCCAGAATTGCGGCTTTCGCCGCCTACCCGACGCTATCGACTCTCCCGCTCACGTCTCTCGTTGCCGGTGCGCCGTAACAGCATCCGGCCGTGGCTGCATAGGGCACCTCCTTAGATAATTGGAGCGAACGACAGCTCCGGGGCCTTCGCCTTCTCCTCGCGCTCTTTCTTTCTGCGCTTGCCCTCATTCTCCACCTGGTTGAACAGCCTCTTGTAAACCTCTTCCGCTTTGTACTGGCCTTGGGAGAGATCTAAGTCGCGGGATTTCTCTGCGGTGAATAGCAGATGATTCTTTAAGGCTTCGATATCGGCCTCAATCCGCGCGAGTACCGCGACCCATCTGAGATCAGCCTTGAGCGCCGCGACGTCCTGCTCTATCACGTCGAGTTGCTCGTCAGTGAGCTCGCTCATGTAGAGCGGCCGATCTCCGAGGTCCTCGATCGCGACCTGGGTGAGATCCAGCTCCGCGCACATGTGACCGAGCAGGATATTGAAGCCCTTGATCTTGCCTTGAAGCGATGCGACCTCGCGGCCGCTTTCCTCGACCTCCAACCGCTCGCGGGCGGTTCGCATTTCGCTATTCGCGATGGTGATGATTTGATCGATTGCCAGTGCGCTCATGTGATTCTCCTTCCATGGGATATCGAGAATGTCCAAGTAGCCGAGATCGCGGGTGCTCATTCAAAGCCTCCTGCAAAGTTCAAGAGCGGCCGGCCTGCCACGGGCGCGAGGCGGCGCTTTTGCAACTCCACGTAGTCCGGCTTTAACTCGATGAGCACAGCCCGCCGCCCGTACTCCAGCGCGACCTCGGCCGTAGTACCGCTGCCGCCGAAAATATCCATGACAGTTCCGGGAACGGGGGCGTGAGGACGAAAGGTCAGCGCGCCCCTACATCGTGGACATTGCCCGCCGTCGGGAATGTCCGGTGACAGTGGGGACAGGTCACTATCCATTCCGGTTTCTTGCGCCGGTCGTGATCCCGCTTGCCCATCACTTCGAGATTCTCCCGTCGGTTGTCCGACTTGTTCCCGTTCTTGTGATGAACGATCTCCCCCGGGTCCAGGTAGCGGCCGAGCGCCATTTCCATTACCAGCCGGTGCTCCATGATGTAGCCTTCCCGCGATGCTGTCCGATGGCCCGGCTTGTAAATCATCACGTAGCCCTTCGTCGTCCTGTACTTGCCCTTGCTCTGCGGCCGATTCTTCGCCGCGTATCTCTGAGAACAGAGACGGCTGCAACAGAATTGCCGGTGCCTGTACGGTTGGAACTTTTTCCCGCACATCGGGCACGTTTTCTCCGGCACCGTTGTCATTCCCCTGCCCAGACATTCCCGGCTGCAAAACCGTGCCAACGGCCTGCCCTTCCGCTTCTTCGTCTCGAACGCCTTTCCGCATACCACGCATTGTCTTGTCATGGGGATATTCTATCACCATTCCACAGTTAGTGCAAGATAGGAGGCCGCAGGCGCAGGTCGGGTGCTCGGGGCCGGTATGTACGACGCTCATCCCCGAAATACCGCCTCCGACCGCCGAGTCTTGGTCATCGCGGTGCCACGTCCCGCGCTTTGGTGTCCCGTCGAGATTCAGCCGCTCCCGTTCCACCTCCCGCTCCCATGGGGCGCCGCACTTCGGGCAGGCGTGCTCGGGGCACCCGGCGAGGATGCAGGGCTGCACGAGCTTGCGGGGGAACGTGGCGAAGTGCGCCTCGGGGTACGGCTCGGTGGCGATGGTCCAGACGGTGCGGCGGTTGCGGCCGGCGGGGTTATACTGTCGAACTGAGGGAGTCCATGCTCTGCTATCTCCGCGTTCTCCTGCTTCGATAGCCTCGTGCTGTCCAAATACTTCGCCATTGATAGCGCCTTTCCGAGTCCATGCGTTATCACCATGCGGTTCTCGAATCGCTTCGCCATCATAGAAATACTTGGCCGACTTCGACAGCAGGAACAGGTACTCGTGCGCCTTCGTCGGGCGGTCGGTCACGCTCTCGGGCATCGGGTTCGGTTTCGCCCAGATGATGTCAGAGCGCAGGTACCATCCGTCAGCCTGCAACGCAAACGCCACACGCCAAGGGACGCCGACGAGGTCCTTAGCTTTCAGGCCGTCGATCTTGCCGGTAGGCTTCCCGATGCGCTGCCCGCCTTGGTATGAATCGCCTAGGTTTATCCAGCAGGTTCCATCCGGACGGAGCACGCGGCGCACCTCGCGGAAAATCTGGACCTCATGCTGGACGTACAGCTCGGGCGTCGGCTCCAGCCCGTGCGATCCCAGCCACGCGCCGCAGAGTTGGCAGAATTGGCCGGATGACGCAGGCCGCGCCATGGCGTTCTGTCTCTGCGGATTCGTGAGGCTGGACGTCGAGAAATCTCCCGGCTTGTTTCCCGGTCCCGGCTTCGGCGGCAACTCCGTCCCCCACTCGTGAGCGCATCCCGGCTCGCCATCCCAGACGGTCGGAGGAATACCGTAGTCCCGCAGCGCGTAGTATGGCGGCGAGGTCACGATGCAATGGACCGATTCGTCGGGCAGCGTGGCGAGCACGGCCAGCACGTCTCCGGTGTACAAAGTCGCGTCGCCGATGCGGACGGGCTCCGTCATTCCGCGCGCCTCATCTCGATCTTCTGCGGAATCATTTCTTGCGCCTCCGGCGAGTGGGTCACGACAAGCGTATGCCGGCGCCCGCTCTCCTGGTGCGCGGCCTCGAGCATGGCGAAATAATGCTGGCGACTCTCGGGATCCAGCGCGCCATCAGCCTCGTCAGCGAACACCGTGAGGAACCGGATCCCCGTCGCGCGATCGCGGATCAGCGCAAAGGCATCGTAGAGCGCGCGCTTTATCCACACCGACTCCCCGCCGCTCAGCGTCTCGATGGGTTGCTCGGTCAGCAACTCGTTGTCGATCACGATGATCGCGAAATCCTCGACCTGCTTCGTCTTCGAGCCCTTGCCGGCAATGCGCGTGGTGCGCAGTTCGATGCTGAAGCGCGAGCCGTAGGCAGCCGAAAGCAATCTGTTCGCGCAGTCGGAGATGCCCGGCCCCATGGCGTCCAGCTCCAGCGCCTGAATCCCGTCAGGCCCGCAAGCCTGCTCCAAGTACCGCCATTCGGCGGCGCACGCCTGCCGCTCCTCCAGCGTGATCTTCCGCTCTCCCAGGTCCTTCTCGGAGGCCTGGAGCTCCGCGATCCGCTTGCCGAGTCCCTGGATCTGCGCCTCAAGGCCCGCGATGGCCTTCTGCGCCTCTCCGTACTCCGCGCGCGCGGCTTCCAGCTTCCGGGCGGCCTCGTCGTAGACGGGCTGGATTGCGGGGTCCAGACAGGTCCGTGCGAAGGTAACCTCATCAGACAGCTTGGAAAGCTCATCCTCGGCCTGTCTCTTCTGCTTCCCTGCCTCTTCGATCCGGGTAGCGGCTTCCTGGGCCGTGGCCACATTTTTCCGCGCCTGGTCGATCTTCAGGACGGCCAACGCGGTCAGGATGCGCCGAAGGGGCGCCTGGTCGACGGAAGCCAGCGCCAGAGGAGAAAGTGCGGGCGGGAGCGTGATTGCGGCGAGTTCTTTGTCGATTTCGGCGATCTGCTGGCCTGTTTCGGCGTGCTTCCCCCTCAATTCCTGCTCTTTACGTTCACTTTCCGCACGTTTCTCGCGTAATTTATCCAGTATTTCTGACGGCAAATGTTGGCCGCACGTTGGGCAATTTTCCTTCAGGGGCGTCAGATGGTCAGACGACAGGTGATCTATCTGAGCCTGAAGAACGTTTCGAGCGCCCTCCAGACTCGCCTTCTCCGTTCGGAGGCCCGACTGCTGACCTTCGATCTTTCGGACATTTGCGTTATGAGCCGTGAGCCGAGTTGTGTACTCACCCTGGAGCCGAGTATTGTCGGCGTTGATGGCACTGAGTCGTCGGTTCTCCGCATTCTCCTGCTCCTTGAGCGCTTCCCACTCGGCGATGACCCTCTCCGCTTCGGGCTTCCACGTGAGCGCCTGTTGGTAGTCGACTATCGAGGCCTGAGCGAGCTGGATTACCTGCTGCTTCTGCGCTATCTGGTCTTCAAGGCCCGCGATCCTCTCTGTCAGACTGCGTTGCTCGGCTACCTTTTGTGCGAGCTGCTCAGCCTCAGTCTTGAGCGTGGATCCGGCGGCAGCCAGTTTCTCGAGCGCCAGATTGCGCTGTTCCAGATCAGCAGCCGCAGAATCTCGATCTCTTGTGATTCCCGGTAACGCCGCGAGCTGCTGCTCGATGACGCTGATCCTGCCGCGCTCCACGGAGATCTCCGCCTCAATTGCGCTTGCTTTGCCCTTTGCGCTCTCCGCATATGCCTGCATGTAGTCGAGCCCGGCCAACTCCCGAAAGATCGCTTTCCTCTCACCTTTGGTTGCCTCCGACAAATCAGGGTTTGATTTCGTGGGCCGCTGAGATACGAACGCCGACCGGAGAAACAGCGGCAGGGTCCCGATAAGGTCCTTGATCGCCTGCTCATAGTCGTCCTTTGTGAGTTTCGCTCCGCTGTTGATCGGCTCGCCGCCCTTGAATAAGTGGTACTTCGCCAGACCCGTCGCATTCGCGCCGTCAATCTCCATGAGCGCGCGGTACTCGGTCCCTGTGCGCTCGTCCACGAACCAGAGTTCCCGCGCGGAGTCGCGCAGGCGGAAGTGATCCTGCAGCTTCCCGTCCCGCGTGAGCATGCAGGGATACGGGTGCATATTCTCGATGACCGTTGACTTC